TATAATAATCCATACGTTCTGGTAGAAGTAAATGACATTGGCGATTCTATTGCTGCTACTCTCAATTATGATCTTGAATATCCTAATGTACTTATGTGTGCGATGCGTGGTAGAGCAGGTCAAGTCGTGGGACAAGGATTCTCAGGAACAAAAACCCAACTAGGTGTCAAGATGAGTGTGACCGTTAAAAAGATCGGTTGCTCTAATCTCAAAGCTATTATCGAAGAAGATAAATTAATATTCAATGACTTTCAGATCTTCCAAGAACTTACTACGTTCGTACAGAAGAAGCAAGCATGGGAAGCAGATGAAGGATACCATGATGACCTTGTTATGTGTATGGTATTGTTTGCATGGCTAGTCATGCAGGAATACTTTAAGGAGATGACAGATCAGGATATCCGAAGAAGAATTTATGACGAGCAACGTAACCAGATCGAACAAGATATGGCACCTTTTGGTTTTGTTGATGATGGTTTAGGCGATGATACTTTTATTGACGTTGATGGAAACTTGTGGGAGTATGGAGAAAAGCAGGAAGAAGTTGGATACATGTGGAACTACTAATGGATATTGGAGATCAGTTTAGTTTAGAACATCTCCTTTTCAGAGAAAGAGTATGCAGATCTTGTGGTGAAAAGAAGGACTTGATCTCAGAATTTTATTTGACAAGGAAAACTAAAAAAGGTCAACCATCAGCATACGCATACGAATGTAAAGAGTGTACTGTCAAAAGGGTTATGGAGACTAGAAAAAAGAGGAAAGATAAACCAGACATACCATATGATCCTGTCCCTAGATTCGGACCAGAAAGTTACCCAGACTGGTAGTTCATGTATTGTTCACCACCTTTGAAACATTCAAAAATCTAAATACCTTTAGATAAATTTGATATCTAAGAGGTAAAAACATGGCAAGTCAAGTCTCGCCTGGTGTTGTTATTAGAGAACGTGACTTATCAAACGCAGTTGTAATTGGTGATGTAGCAATCACCGCTGCTTTTGCATCAACATTTGCAAAAGGTCCTATTGGATCTATCACAAATATCAATACTGAAAGACAGTTAATTGATACTTTTGGTGGTCCTGGAGAAGGCAATGCGTCTGATTGGTTGGTTGCGTCCGAGTATTTGCAATATGGCGGCAGACTTGCCGTTGTAAGAGCAGAAACTGGCGTTCTCAATGCAACTACTGGAGCTGGTGCATTAATCAAAACAAAAGAAGATTTTGATGCTGGCGCAACATCCGAACTATTTGCAGCACGATATGCAGGTACAGAAGGTAACAACTATCGCGTTGTAGTTGTTGATCGCGGCGCAGATCAAATCATTACTAAAACTGGTCACGGTTTGTCCGTTGGCGGTACACTTAATGATGGAACTAACGATCACGAAGTTCTAGCAGTTATTGACGCTAACAACGTTGCTGTTTATAACACTGATGGTGTAAAGGCAGTTGTTGCTGGTGCCATCACTGCAGTTAAACCATGGTACTCAAATACAAATATTGCTGGTACTGGTTTAAATCTCTCTGCAATTGGTCCTCGTCCTGGAACTTCTGCATATGCTTCAGAAAACTACCTGAGCTATGACGAAGTACACGTCGCAATCATTGACGAAAGAACAAACGCAGTTGTTGAAAGATTCCTTTATGCATCTAAGTTAAGTGATGCAAAAACTCCAGAGGGTGCTTCCAATTTCTATAGAGACATCATCAACTTAGAGTCTGAGTTCGTCTACAGTGGTGCAACTCAAACTACTAGTTTACAGACAGGTGGTAATGCATGGGGCGCAGCTGCTGCTTCCTACGGTGCAACCTCTGCTGCTCCCGAAAAAATGAAACTGATTCTTCAGGCACCTACACCTGGAGCAACTTTTGATGGAGAACTACTTTCGGGTGGTACTGATGACTATGCATATACTGCTGGTGAAATCACCAATGCATATAATCTCTTCAATGACACCGAAGCATCGGAAATTGACTTCGTAATCATGGGTGGTTCCATGGCATCAGAAGCAGATAGTAAAACAAAGGCAGGAGTTGTAATTGGAGTTGCAACTGCAAGAACTGACTGTATCGCATTTGTTTCACCACACGTAGGCAACCAAGTTGCATCTTCTGGTGGTTCTCTATCTTCTACTGCACAAAGAGATAACACTATCGCATTCTTTGATAGTCTTACTTCCACTTCATATGCGGTATTTGATAGTGGTATCAAGTATACATACGATCGTTTCAGCGATAAGTACCGCTACATCGGTTGTAATGGCGATATCGCTGGTCTCTGTGTAAGAACATCTGCTGCTGTAGATGATTGGATTTCTCCTGCTGGTCTAAACCGTGGCGGTCTCCGCAACGTTGTAAAACTAGCATACAATCCAAATAAAGCAGACAGAGACGAACTTTACCAGTCAAGAGTAAACCCCATTGTTTCCTTCCCTGGTTCTGGTCCTGTACTATTCGGTGACAAGACCGCACTTGCATCTCCTTCCGCATTTGATCGCATCAATGTTCGTCGTCTCTTCCTCAATATTGAGAAGAGAGCTTCGGATCTTGGAAAGCAAGTTCTATTTGAACAGAACGATTCTATCACAAGAGGTAGTTTCAACTCTGCTATTACTTCATACCTCTCTGAGGTACAAGCACGTAGAGGTCTAACTGATTACCTAGTTGTTTGTGACGAGTCTAATAACACTCCTGCTGTTATTGACAGAAACGAGTTTGTTGCTGAACTCTACCTCAAGCCATCTCGTTCAATTAACTATGTAACCGTTACCGTAACGGCAACGAGAACTGGTGTTGAGTTCTCTGAAGTAGTTGGTAGATAATTTATTAATACTTAATAGGACAAAAATTACGAGGTAAAAACAAATGGCACTAGCAAGTAACGTTAATGACTTCCTCCAGAAGGTTGGTCAAGGCGTAAAGCCAAATATGTTTGAGGTTAGGATTCCATTTCCTACCACTCTTTCATCAGGCGGCTCAGATGATGAGTTAATTACTCTTCTCTGCAAATCAACAAATCTTCCTGGATCTTCTCTAGGAAGTATTGATGTTCCCTTCCGTGGCAGAACCGTTAAAATTGTTGGAGATCGCACCTTCGACAACTGGTCTGCTACGTTCTTCAACGATAAAGAAATGAAGATCCGCTCAAGATTTGAGCAGTGGATGGAGAACATGAATACCCACGAGGCAAACACCGCTCCTCTATTCACTCCTGGTTCAACTGCAAAGTACATGAGCGACATTGAAGTTGACCAGTTGGAGAAAGACGGAACAACTACTGGAACTGCACTCAGATCATATAAACTCTGGCACGCATTCCCAATCAGCATCTCTCAAATTGATCTTGCTTATGATAGCAACGATCAGATTGAAGAATTCACTGTTGAATTCCAGATGTCTTATTGGACAGTAGAAAATGGCGGCGCATCTGGCATTTCCGTGGCATGATAAATAGTTGAACGCTCAACTATACTTTTAAATCATGAGTCAGTTATTTGGCTTCCAGATTAACAGAAAGGAGGGACAGAGGGGACAATCCCCTGTCCCTCCTTCTGCTGAAGATCCAGTAGCGGTTGCCGCTGGTGGATATTATGGAACTTATGTAGATACAGACAATCAAGCTCGTAATGAGTTTGAGATGATCCGTCGTTATCGTGACATGGCGATTCACCCTGAGGTGGATAGTGCAGTTGACGAAGTAGTTAACGAATTTGTCGTTAGCGATGCGTATGATTCTCCTGTAGAAATTAATTTAGATAATCTAGAATTAGGTGTAAGTGTAAAAAATAAAGTTCGTAAAGAATTTGATTACATTAAACGTCTTTTAAATTTTGACAATCGCGCACATGAGATTGTTAGAACTTGGTATATTGATGGAAGATTATTTTATCATAAGGTTATCGATCTAGATAATCCCAAGAAAGGTATTACGGAACTTCGTTATATTGATCCCATGAAGATCAAGAAGGTCCGTCAAAAAATTGACAACACACCGAAAGACGCTCTAGCGAAAGCAGCAATTAAAGGCACGGCGCTTGAGTACGAATACGGAACGTTTGTTGATTATTTTTTATATAATCCTAAAGGTTTTTACAAGGGTGGTGTTCTAGGACCAATTGGTGATATGTCACTTTCACAAGGAGTGAAGATGGCAACTGATTCAATTACTTTTGTACCTTCAGGATTACAAGATTTAAACAAAAGAATGACTCTTGGTTTCCTACACAAGGCAATCAAGGCTCTCAATCAGTTAAGAATGATTGAGGATTCACTTGTTATTTACAGATTATCACGCGCACCAGAACGTAGAATTTTCTACATCGATGTAGGCAATCTACCCAAGGTAAAAGCAGAACAATACTTGCGTGATGTTATGTCTCGCTATCGCAACAAGCTTGTGTATGATGCACAAACTGGCGAAATGCGTGACGACAAAAAGCACATGAGTATGCTTGAGGATTTCTGGTTACCTCGTAGAGAGGGTGGACGTGGTACTGAAATTACTACACTGCCTGGAGGACAGAACCTTGGAGAACTTAAGGACGTTGAGTATTTTAAAAAGAAACTTTATAACTCTCTCAATCTTCCTCCTTCCCGTCTCACAGACGATAATAAAGGATTCAATCTCGGTAAGAC